GTACAACAATATCCTCGATACCTTTTGATATTACTTTCATAAAGTTCTTTCAGGACGGTAGTAAGAGCTTTTTGAAAAGTATTCAATTTTTCGACGTCAAATATAGACGTTCTAAAAATAGTAGGGTCAGATTTAACAGTAGCTTCAGCCCACGTTGGAAATTCAACTCTTTGCACTGTTCTATTATACCTGTATATGATCTGCCAGGCGTCATCAAGTTGATCAATTATACGGTTAATTCGACGAGATATGGTAAAATCTTCGTCTTCCATCGTTAATATTCCAAGTGTATCAGCTCTATTGAAGAGTGTACCAAGTCTTTGAATAGAAGTTGTATATTTTTCATTTGTTTTTTCATACGAAAATTCTTTACATAGACCGTTTTCATCAAGTTCTTCACTATCACAAAAAAACATATATCCAAGCTTGAAAGGGTTTGTATGTTCTAACGATTTTAGACGAAAGTACTTTTCAAGTTTGCATAAGAAATATAATAATTCTTCCGAATTAAATCTTTCGATAGATGTATTAATAAGAATATTAGATGATAGTACAATATCCGGATTTTTTTGAGGGTAATAAATCTCGGTCATGTTTTATAAATACGGGTCTTTATTTTCTAAGTCTATTTTTTTTGAAGTTGAGATAACATTTTAATTAATATTTTGTTTTGCATTTCAAATTGTCTTGAAATGTTTACGAGTGTGGAACAGATCGTTTCCCCTTCTTCTGTGGAGAGAACAGAACTCAATAACATATTTGTATCGGATAATGGATTCTCGGACATATCAAAATCATCTAAATCAATATCATTTTCATCAATATCAGAATCTTCAACGAACGATCCAGAATCTTCAATTTCTTCTTCTGAAGAAATTTCTTCTTCCTCAATAATTTCGGGGTAGTCATCGACACTTTCAAGTTCGGGTGGGGTATCAATTTCGTTTTGGCTGGACATTTATATAACACAGGAAAAATCAAACCGTGTTTTTTCGCGAAATCATCTGAAATAAAAATCTCAGTGTATAGTACAAACAAACTAAAAATGGCCGGTGGTCTCATGCAACTCGTCGCCTATGGCGCCCAAGATGTCTACCTTACAGGTAACCCAAAAGTAACTTTTTTCCAGGCTGTCTACAAACGCCACACTAACTTCGCGATGGAAAACATCGAACAAACTGTCAACGGTACTGCCGCGAACTCTGGTCGCGTTTCCGTGACTGTCGCCAGAAACGGTGATTTGGTCGGTGACATGTACGTCGAACTCAAGACGAAGGCGGCTCTCGCCAACACAAGCGGTGCCGATGGTTCCGCTTGGGCCGCTGAGCGTGCGATCAAGAACTGCGAATTGTCGATCGGTGGTCAAAGAATCGACAAGCACTACCAAAGATGGTGGAGATTGTACGCAGAGTTGTACTTGTCCGATGCGGCTAAGTCCAACTGGGGTAAAATGACCTCCGCGGTTACTCCAGGTGCGTCGCAAGTCTTCTTGCCACTTATCTTTTTCTTCAACCGTAACCCAGGATTGGCGTTGCCATTGATTGCCTTGCAATACCACGAAGTCAGAATTGACTTTGACTTGACTGGGGAATTTGATTCTTTCTTGGACACGTCCGTTTTCAAGGTGTGGGCCAACTACATCTACCTCGACACTGAAGAGCGTAGACGATTCGCCCAAAAGGGTCACGAATACTTGATCGAGCAAGTGCAACACACTGGCTCCGATTCGGTCACGTCTAACGCGACCAAGCAAGTTAGATTGTCCTACAACCACCCAGTCAAGGAATTGGTCTGGTGTGTTAACGCCGGCTCCGCGGCGAGCACCGGTTTGTGGAACTTCTGCTCCAACGCGGCTGCCGCCGATGTTGTTGTCGATTGCTCCCCAGAAAAGGCTGGTCAAGGTCAAGTTACCCCAGGTCAAGTTGGTCAACCACTTCTCGTTGTTGGTGCCAACGGTGGTACTGAGTCGTGGCAAGAAGATGGTACCGCTTCGGATACTGCCTCCGTCGGTCCAGTTGACACCTTCAAGTTGGTCCTCAACGGTCAAGACAGATTCAAGGAACAATCCGGTAAGTACTTTAACCAAGTGCAACCATACCAACATCACTCTGGCTCCCCATGCCCAGGTATCTACTCGTACTCCTTTGCGCTTAAGCCAGAAGAGCATCAACCAACGGGTACTTGCAACTTCTCCAGAATCGACAACGCGCAAGTTGCGATCAAGCTCAAGGATCTTACGAACACCTCTTTGGCTACTCCATCCCTCGACATGTTCGCGGTTAACTACAACGTTCTCCGTGTGCAATCCGGTATGGGCGGTCTCGCGTTCTCCAACTAAGCGTTTCTTAGTTTATTGATTATAGTAAAAAAATAAAATTTAAAAAATAAATAAAATTTAGATTTTAAAATTTAGAACAAATTTTAAAGTTTAATCTTAAAATACTTTTGTATTTTTTCGAGTATGTACCAATTCGGTTCAAGTTTACCCGTTTCAATTTTGTTTATCGTATCTAAAGTTTCTCGTATTCTACGACCGAGTTCAACCTGTGTATGACTTCTTTCTATACGTATACGTTGAATTCTTTTACCTATTGTATTATCCATATTGATAGTGATTAGAGTTTAACACCCAAAACTCGACGCAGTTTTTGCATGACGTTAGGATCCGGAATTGATTTACCTAATTCGTATGAAGAGATAATATCTGTTGATACGTGTATAAGACCTGCGAGATCCTTTTGTGTATATTGTTTTGCAACACGCGCTCGCTGTATCGTTAACCCTGTTTCTTTACTCACTTTTTTATGCGTACCGGCTAATTCAGATTCGTCTAGTTTCTGTTCAGGTGATTTACCTGAATACTGACTCCGTTTAGGTAACCTAATTTCCTGACCCATGAACTTGACGTATTTTTCTTTTTCTTTTTCTTTATTAACACTTTTACCGTGTATAGTAACTTCATCCCAATCCTGGTGAAACATATTTTAATATATAAATACTTAAAATTTTAAGTCTTTTTTATATAAATGGAAAGTGTTTATACATTCTTAATAATTTTTGGAACTGTGACTGGTTCGTGTATAATGTTTAATCCGGTGGTTAAATGTTATTATTACTGTTTTCCGTATAAATCGGAACAAATTTTTGAAGTATAAAGTTTAAACCTGTGTATACTATAAATGATTGAAGCATACACAGATGGAAGTTGTTTAGGAAACCCTGGTCCCGGTGGTTGGGCATATCTTATAAATACGAAACCTAAAATCGAAAAGAAAGGTGGTAAAGATATTACCACAAATAATGTTATGGAAATGACCGCGATTATAAAAGTTTTAGAAAAGTTTTTGGAACTCGAACATAAAACCGTGCGTATTTTTACGGATAGTAATTATGTAAAAATGGGTCTAACAGAATGGTCTAAAAATTGGGAACGTAATGGTTGGAAAACAACTAAAGGTGATGATGTAAAAAACAAATGTGAATGGGTACAAATGATTGATTTGATGCGTAAATTTGATATAGTTGATATTAAATGGGTTAAGGCACATAATGGAAATGTAAATAATGAACGTGTTGATACAATGGCACGGGAATATGCATACTTATTTTCTAAGAAATAGTAATGGGAGACGATACCCCAGAACAACATCACTGGTGTCCGAAACAAGAACAACTCCTAATCCGGTGGGCTGAAAAAGCTGCCGGATACCGATGGTTACATAATCACGCACGTATGTTTTATAAGAAACAAAACGATTGGTTATCGTACCCGTGTATAATTATATCAAGTATTACGGGTGTTGGTGGTTTTGCAGTACTAAGTCCTAGTGACCAAAATATGTCGAATGAACAAAAACAAAAAATTGTCATTTTTCAATACTTTTTCGCGTTTTTGAACGTGGTCGCGGGCATACTCACATCAATATCGAAGTTTAACAACTCTTCGCGTATGATGGAAGCACACTCGGTCATGTCCGTACAATACTCAAAATTTTATAGGAACATTGATATGGAATTATCATTAGAAACAAAATATCGCGAAGACGTTTTAGATTTTGTAAATAAAGTGCGTTTAGATTACGATAGATTACTTGATGAAGCACCTGATATACCCGGACACACGATAGAGGCGTTTAACGAGACGTTTCCCGATAAAGAAAACAAACCTGACGTGTGTAACGGGTTAAGTATAATTTCAAATAATGCTCTAATACAAGACGATTCGCGCGTATCAAAAGCTATAAAAAAATGGATGACACGCCCAAAAACACCAGATAATAAATTACCAACACCCAGACAATCAATGGATTTAGAGTCTCACCCTTCGTGTGGGGTATAAAGTTTAAACGATATAGTATAGTACACCACAAATGATTGAATACAAAGAGTA